CATTACCCGCAATACCAAAAGAAGTATATTCAAATAGCGAAAAACCTGAAGATCAAGTTTTTAAGCAAACCTTAAAACCCACTACGTTATCAAAAATTAAATCAATACATGATTTTCAATTATACCCAGATGAAATTAAGGAAAAATATTACGAATATATTAATTCAGAGTTTGATCGTCGCAGTGATGGCTATTGGTTTATGTGCAACGGCACAGCAACCTATATTACAGGAACGCACTATATGTACCTCAACTGGACAAAAATTGATGTTGGAGCACCTGAATTTAGACAGTCAAACAAAATATTTTTTTATTTTTGGGAAGCTTGCAAAGCAGACTATAGATGTTATGGAATGTGCTACCTCAAAAATAGACGGAGTGGCTTCTCCTTTATGGCTAGCGCAGAAACAGTTAATCAAGCTACAACATCAAAAGACGCAAGATTTGGGGTATTGTCTAAAAGTGGTAGTGACGCAAAAAAAATGTTTACCGATAAGATTGTGCCTATATCAATCAACTACCCGTTTTTCTTTAAGCCAATACAAGATGGGATGGAAAGACCTAAAACAGAACTTTCCTACAAAATACCATCTAAAAGGCTTACAAGAAATTCGCTCAAAGCAACTGATCAAAACGAAGTACAAGTTGGCGAAGGGTTGGACACTACGATTGACTGGAAGAACACAGGAGACAACTCCTATGACGGTGAAAAACTAAAATTACTAGTTCACGATGAATCTGGTAAATGGGAAAAGCCTGATAACATATTAAATAACTGGCGTGTTACTAAAACTTGTTTAAGACTGGGTGCAAAAATAGTCGGCAAGTGTATGATGGGGTCTACATCAAATGCTTTAGATAAAGGTGGTAATAACTTTAAAAAATTGTATAATGATTCAAAAGTTGAAAACCGAAACCGCAATGGGCAGACTGCTAGTGGACTATACTCTTTGTTCATACCTATGGAGTGGAACTATGAAGGATTCATCAACAAATATGGATTTCCTGTATTCGATAATCCAGAAAAACCAGTTGAAGGAATTGACGGAGAACTTATCAGACATGGAGTTATCGATCATTGGGAGAATGAAGCAGATGGACTCAAAGGGAATAATGATGCTTTAAATGAATTTTATAGGCAATTTCCTAGAAGTGAGAAGCATGCGTTTAGAGATGAAATAGAAAAGTCTTTATTCAATCTAAATAAAATATACGAACAAATAGATTTCAACGAAGAAATGACAATGAAGGGTTATGTGACCCGCGGTTCATTTAGTTGGAAAAACGGGGTTAAAGATTCTATAGTAGAATTTTATCCAAATAAAACAGGTAGATTTAAATTATCCTGGATTCCACCGGTTGAAATGCAAAACAATATAATAGTAAAAAACGGTATTAAATACCCAGGCAATAAAGATTTAGGTGCTTTTGGTTGTGATAGCTATGATATTAGTGGAACAACTGATGGCAGCGGATCTAATGGTGCACTTCACGGGCTTACAACATTTAGTATGCTTTCAGATGTGCCGTCTAGTCAATTTTTTTTAGAATACGTTGCTAGGCCACAAACAGCTGAAATATTTTTTGAAGATGTACTTATGGCAATGATATTTTACGGCATGCCAATACTTGCTGAAAATAATAAACCTAGATTATTATATCATATCAAAAGAAGAGGTTATAGAGGATATTCAATGAATAGACCCGATAGACCCAGAAATAAATTATCTGTAACAGAAAGAGAATTAGGCGGTATACCTAATACTTCAGAAGATATAAGACAAGCCCATGCGGCTGCAATTGAAAGTTATATTGAAACTCATGTTGGGTTAAAGGAAAACGGGGATTGCGGTAGAATGTATTTTCAAAGAACTTTGGAAGACTGGGCTAAATTTGATATTAACAAGAGAACAAAGTTTGATGCGTCTATAAGCTCTGGCCTCGCTATAATGGCGTGCCAAAGACATTTATATGCATCTAAAACTGCAAGACAAGTTAAGAAAATAGACTTTGGATTTTCAAAATATAATAACCAAGGCTCAAAAAGTAAAATAATACAATAGAAAATGGCAGAAGCTACAGGACAAGTTACCCAATTTCCCAGCCAATCGGTTGACGATGCTACAAAAGCTAGCATGGACTACGGAATGGAAGTGGCCCGGGGTATACAAAACGAATGGTTTAGAAAATCATCTGGCACAGGAAGGTTCGTACAAAATCAACGAGACTTTCATAAACTAAGATTATACGCTAGAGGTGAGCAATCTGTTCAGAAATATAAAGATGAATTTTCTGTAAACGGAGATTTATCTTATCTTAATCTTGATTGGAAACCAGTACCAATTATACCTAAGTTTGTAGATATAGTTGTTAACGGTATGCAAGATAGATTGTTTACAGTTAAAGCTTTTGCACAAGACCCAACATCCGTTAAGGAAAGAACAGACTATGTTGAAGGCATACAAAGAGATATGCTCGCTGATGAAATGCTTTCTGATATAGCCGAAAAACTTGATGTTGATGTTAGAAATATTTCTAAAGACAAGTTGCCCTCTAGCAAAGAAGAACTTGAATTAAATATGCAAATTGGATATAAGCAAAGTATTGAAATAGCTGAGGAGCAAGCAATAGACAATGTTTTTAAAAATAATAATTACCCAGAGCTAAAAAAGAGAATAGACTACGATCAAGCAGTATTAGGAATTTCTGCGGCAAAGCATACTTTTAATAATACAGACGGTATAAAATTAGAATATGTTGACCCATCAAATTTAATATATTCGTACACTGAAGATCCTAATTTTGATGATGTATATTATTTTGGTGAAGTTAAGCAAATTAAATCTAATGAGCTTAAAAAACAATTTCCAGAATTAACAAACGAAGAGTTTGAAGATATTATAAAAAAATCATCTAATTATAATAATTACGATTATGTAGATAATGATTTAAATGATACGTTTGATACAAATACATTGACTGTATTGTATTTTAATTGGAAAACTTGGGAAAAAAGTGTATATAAAATAAAAGAAACATCTACTGGCGCTAAAAAAGCTATAAAGAAAGATGATAAATTTAATCCTCCCAAAGATCAAAGGGCGAGATTTGAAAAAGTAGCGCAGGCAAGAGAAACAGTATATGAGGGTGTAATAGTATTAGGTGCTAACAAACTTCTTAAATGGAAAAAAGCAACTAATATGGTGCGCCCTGATTCTAACTCTAGCAAGGTAATGATGAATTACGTTGTTAGTGCGCCTAGAATGTATAAAGGTAAAATAGAAAGCCTTGTCAGCAGAATGGTTACTTACGCTGATTTAATACAGCTTACGCATTTAAAATTACAGCAAGTAATTCAGAGGATGACGCCATCCGGCGTTTATTTAGACGCTGATGGGCTTGCTGAAATAGATTTAGGTAATGGAACAAGCTATAACCCACAGGAAGCTTTAAACCTATATTTTCAAACAGGATCAGTTATAGGAAGATCTATGACTGTTGATGGAGATATGAATCCGGGCAAGGTACCAATTCAAGAATTACCTGGTGGTGGAGGCCAGCAATCGAGTTTATTAATACAAGCGTATAACTATTATTTGAATATGATACGCGATGTAACGGGCTTAAACGAAGCTAGAGATGGTTCAGACCCAGATCAATATGCTTTAGTGGGTGTGCAAAAACTTGCTGCAGCTAATTCAAATACTGCAACAAGACATATTTTGCATAGTTCTTTATATATTACTACAACATTAGCCGAAGCAATATGCATTAGAATAAAAGATATTTTAGAGTTTCACCCGCAAAGAGATGCTATGATTTCAAGCATTGGAAGATTTAGCGTGGGTGCTTTAAAAGAATTACAAAATTTACATTTGCATGAGTTTGGCATTTTTTTAGAACTAGATCCTGATGCGGATGATAAACAGTTAGTTGAACAAAATATACAAATGGCGCTGTCAAGAGACCAAATAAATTTAGAAGATGCTATTGACATTAGACAAATTAAAAACATTAAGTTAGCTAATCAGCTATTAAAATATAGAAGAACAAAAAAACAAGAAGTAGACCAAATAAAAGCAGAAAGGAATATTGCTGCTCAATCTGAGGCTAATGCAAAAGCCGCACAAGCTGCTGAATTAGCTAAAGCACAGGCAGAAACAATTAAAGTTGAGGCTAAAATGAAGCTAGCAGAAGCTCAATCTAATTTTGATGTTAAAAAATTAGAAAGCGAAGCTATAACCAAAAAAGAGTTGATGCAATTTGAGTTTGATTTAAACATGAAATTAAAAGAAATGGAGCTTGACGCTAAAAAAGAAATAGCTAATGGTAAAATGTCTTTGGCTGATGTTGCCGGCCCACCATCATCCGCTAAACCTCAAAAATCATTTGAGTCTAGTGGCAATGATGTTCTAGGGGGCATAGATCTTAGTAGATTTGAACCTAGATAAAAAATTATTAACTATTATATATTATTAAATTATGGCAGAATGGAAAATTAAAGGTGCTGCTGAAGACGTTGAACAAAAGTCAGCACAAGAACAAGAGCAAGCTGTTTTAGATAAAGCAGTTGAAGAAGGTAAGATTGAACCCGAAGCTGCGGGCAAAGAGGTTGATGAAATACCAAAAATTAACTTAGACGAATTAAACAAAGAAAAAGATGCCGTTCAAGAGCGAGAAACAGAGGCGGTTCCTGTGGAAGATGCACCCGGAGATAGCAAAAAAGTGGAGCAAGAAATACAAGAACAAACTGAAGCCAAAGAAACAGAAGAGCAAGACTCGCCGCTCGAGCTCATTAAAGACGAAGAAGAGACGGTAGAAACTAACCAGCCTAAAGTAGACGAAAGAGCTGCGCAAGTAAACGAACAACCAAAACCTACAGAACCAGAGGTTGTACTTCCGGAAAACGTAGATAAGCTTGTTAAGTTTATGGAAGAAACAGGTGGTAGTGTTGAAGATTTTGTTTTATTAAATAGAGACCTATCAAAATATAATGATGGTGATCTATTGCGAGAATATTATAAACAATCTAAACCTTGGGACACACAAGAAATTTCTGAATATATGGAAGATAATTTTTCATATAGTGAAGAAGAAGATGAACCAAGAGAAATACGCTCTAAGAAAAGAGCATTTAAAGAAGAGCTATTTAATGCTAAAAAGTTTTTGGAAGGAAACAAAGAGAAATATTATGCTGACCTCAAGTTGAAGAAGCAAACAGATATTCCTCAGGAGTACCAAGAAGCTTTAGAGTATTACAATACATATCAACAGAACGCTGAATCAAGCAAACAACTTACTGAAAGTTTTTTACAAAAAACAGACAATGTGTTTAGCCAAGATTTTAAAGGGTTTGATTTCCAAGTTGGAGACAATAAATACCGTTATAAAGTCAATAATGTTAATGACACAAAAACACAGCAGTCTGATATAAACAATTTTGTAAAACAATTTTTAGGTGACGATGGGCAAATTAATGATGCCAAGGGCTACCACAAAGCATTGTTTACTGCGAGAAATGCAGATAAGCTAGCTGAACATTTTTATGAGCAAGGCCGTGCCGACGCTCTACGCCAATCCGCTAAGGAGGCTAAAAATATAAATATGGACCCTAGGCAAGAAGGTGTTATTAAAACATCTACAGGCCAAAAGTTTAAAGTTGTTTCTGGTGATTCTAGTTCTAAACTAAGAATGAAACTAAAACAATAACTTAAAATTTATTACAATGGCTTTAACAACTGGCATTGAACATTTAACCCCTTCGTCATCGAAAGGGTCACTATTTCAAGGTAATTATATTACCGATTTCGATTTTACAAAACAATTTTTACCTGATGTATACGAAAAAGAAGCCGAGATTTACGGAAACCGTTCTATCTCTTCTTTCCTACGTATGGTATCAGCTGAAATGCCATCTACTTCTGATGAAATCAGATGGATTGAGCAAGGAAGACTACACACACGTTACGACAACGTAGCTATTGCTACTGCTAGTGGTACTGGTGAGTCTGTATTTACAGTTACTTTTGCAGCAAAAGCTGATGCTACTGCATACGCCGCTGGAGATGCTCCTGTTATTAGGGCTGGGCAAACTATTATGGTACAAGGACTAACTTCTGGAGGTGCTGCTACAGGACCTGTCGTAAAAGGAGTTGTTACTGTTGCCGGAGCTGCCGCTGCTGGTGATACTGGAACTTTTACCGCTGTTGCTTATACAGCTGCTGACTGGACAGGTGTTACAGGCGCTGCATCATATGCTAAAGCTAACGTGCTAGTATATGGATCTGAATTTGCTAAAGGAACTGACGGAATGGTTGGATCTTTAGATTCTGATTATAGCTCTTACACTAACAAGCCTATTATCTTAAAAGATAACTATGCAATTAACGGATCTGACACTGCTCAGATTGGGTGGATTGAAGTTACTTCTGAAAATGGTGCTTCTGGTTACCTATGGTACCTAAAGTCTGAGCACGAAACTAGACTAAGATTCGAAGATTACCTAGAAATGTCCATGGTAGAGTCAGTTAAGAAAACTGGTTCTGCTGGAACAGCTGCTGCTAATTATAGCGGTTCTGAAGGTTTCTTTGCTGCGCTAGAAGCAAGAGGTAATGTATATACAGATCTTTCTACAGACCTAGCGTCTAACATGACGGGTTTTGATAACATCCTTAAGCAACTAGATAAGAATGGGGCTATTGAAGAAAACATGATTTATAGCAATAGAGCTTTGTCTCTAGCTATTGATGATGCACTAGCTGCTAAAAATTCTTACGGATCAGGTGGTACTTCTTATGGAGTATTTAACAATTCTGAAGATATGGCACTAAATCTAGGATTTTCTGGATTCAGAAGAGGTTCTTATGACTTCTATAAAACTGACTGGAAATATCTAAATGATTTTGCTACAAGAGGTGGTTTTGGTGATGTTGAAGGAACTATTATTCCTGCCGGTACATCTACTGTATACGACCAAGATCTAGGTAAAAATATCAAGCGACCATTTTTACACGTACGTTATCGTTCTTCTGAAACTGATGACAGAAAAATGAAAACTTGGATTACTGGATCAGTAGGAGGTGCATACACTTCTAGTTTGGATGAAATGAGAGTTAACTTCTTATCTGAAAGATGTTTAATTACTCAGGGAGCCAACAACTTCTTCTTATTGAAGTAGTAAATTAATATAGCGGAGGGTGGTTACGGCCACCCTTTAGCTATTATCTTATTAAATTATATTATGAAAAATTGGGAAATTAAAGATAGGACATATATCCTTAAAAATAATATGTCTCCGTTGACATATAAAATTAGAAGCACAGGCATGCTGTACTTTGACGAAGCTAAAGGCATTAATAGAGAAATACGATATGCGGATAATCAAAAGTCATTATTTATTGATGAACAAGATGGTTTTGCACAACTTAGGCATATAGTATTCCAAGACGGAGCACTTGTAGTGCCTAAAACGCAGCCTTTACTACAGCAATTATTATCATTATATCATCCAGATAGATTAAACTTATGGCAAGAAATTGACAACGTAAAAGAAGCTGTTGATGATATAAGTATTATAGAGCTAGAGTTAGAAGCTTTAAAATTAGTACAAGAGCTTGATGTTGAGCACCTTGAGGCTATACTTAGAACTGAAATTGGTTCTGATGTAACAACAATGTCCTCTAAAGAAATAAAAAGAGATTGTTATTTGTTCGCTAAAAATGATCCAGAACTATTTATTGAAGTGGCAAAAGACGAAGATATTAAACTTCGCAACTTAGCTAACCGATGCGTAGAAGCTGGAATTGTTAAACTAACAGATGATAATACAGTATTTAAATGGAGCACAAATGGTAAGAAAATTATGACTGTACCATTTGATGAACATCCATACGCAGCGTTTGCACGATTCTTAAAAACAGATGAAGGTGTAGACGTTATGAAAGCTATTGAAAAGAAACTTTCATAAAATACCAGGTTATAGTTATTCGTTTAGCTATAACCATCTAATAAATAAAAACAATAATGGTAAGCATAGACAACGTTTATAAAACAGTATTAAACATACTTAATAAAGAAAATAGAGGTTATATTACGCCGGCTGAAATTAATTCGCTTGCTAACCAAGCTCAAAATGAAATTTTTGAAGGTTATTTTTCTTTAAGAAACTATGTTGTTTCTAATGATTCTGATTATTCAGATATTAGAAAAAACGTAGAAGAAAAAATAGCTTTGTTTGAAAACGAGGAAACAATAAGCGCTGGAACATTTTCTAATGCTGCAGGTAATACTACTTCAAGTTACTATGCTTATCCTTCTAACTTTTTTAGGCTAGGTACTGTATCTGCAAATGCTATACACGCAAGCGAAGTGTCAAGCCAAAAAATATTGTATCTAAATAGATCACCACTTACTAAGCCCACGGTAAATAATCCCGTGTATATTAGACATGAGGGCGGTGTAGTTATGTATCCAACAACTGGAATAACTAGTATAGATATAAATTACATAAGAAAACCTGCTGAAGTAAAATGGGTTGGAGGTACCGCAGCCGGTCAAGTAGTTGCTAATTTAAGTGCCCCTGATTACCAAAATTTTGAGTTGCATGCATCCGAAGAACACGAGCTAGTAGTTAAAATATTATCTTATGCAGGAGTAATTATAAGAGCTGCAGATATAACCCAAGCAGCAGCAGCAAAAGAACAACAAATAATACAATCTGAACGATAATGGCAGAATCAAGAAAAATATATACTAGTCAACAATATTACGCAAACTTTGAGGGTGATGCTGGTAATACTCCTGCTAATTTTAAAGGTTTAGGTTATTATAGCAGAACTAGTTTAGAAGATATTATAAATAACTTTATTGTTGCATATATTGGGGAAGATAAAGCCCTTGCTAAAGTGCCTCGCTATGAAGTAGACTTTTGGGCACAAAGAGGCATGCAAGAGTTTAGTTATGATATTTTGCATAGTGAAAAAAGTGTAGAAATAGAATTAGGGTCTACTCTTCAATTTCCATTACCACAAGATTATGTAAATTATGTTAAGGTTTCGCAGGTAGGCGAAGATGGTAAAAAAGATATTTTATTGCCATCAAGAAAAGTAGATAATCCAACCGCACCTTTACAAGATGGAGACCATGACTTTTTATACGATGGAAACGGCGAAGTACAAGTTGCAGCTAAATCAAATGCTATTACTAGGTTTCAAGATCCTAATAATCCAGCTAATCGAACAAGATCTTTAGAAGATAACTATAATTACGATGACGATGACTTTCCTTATCTTAATAAAAGGTACGGGAGCAACCCAGAAGATATGTCTGGAGCTGGTACATTTTTTATAGATAACGAAGCAGGTGTAATATTTTTTGATAGCACCTTTAGTGGAAGACCTGACAACTTAATCATTTTAGACTATATTTCTGACGGCATTGCAGATAACGGAGACTTATCTAAGGTATATGTCCCAAAGCTCGCTGAGGATGCTTTATATGCTTACATGCTGTATAATCTTTCTAAGTTAAGACCATCAACAGTACAGTTAGCGCCTTTATATAAAAAAGAAGCTAGTTCTAAAATGAGAAATGCAAAAATAAGACTTTCAAATTATAAGCTAGAAGAAATGGCTCAAGTACTACGGGGCAAAGCTAAATGGATTAAACATTAAATAAAATTAAATGGCAGAAAGCAAAAGAACGTTTCAGTCTGCTAAAATGGACAGAGACGCAGATGAAAGAATACTAAGACCTGGTGAATACAGGGATGCTTTAAATGTTAGTGTAGATTTTTCAGAAGACGGCAATGTTGGAGCCATTGAAAATTTAAAGGGTAATGAGCTTATAGCCGGTCAAGATATACTCGGTTTAAGCGTAGCATCTAATCCAAATGCAAAAGTAATTGGAACTTATGCTAATCCTGAATCTGATAAAATATATTATTTTGTAGCAGGTGATAATTCTGATGCAATATTTGAATATGATGGCACAACTGGTACTGTTTCAACAGTAATAATAGATAGCAGTATTGCGCCGCCAACCCCAACAGAATTAACTTTTAAATTTCAAGATGCAACCGCACAAGCTTCTGTAGCAAAAAATGGAGCAATAACTGTTGTTTCTGAATTAGGAGAAATTGAAAGTATAACTCAAGATTTTAATACTACTGTTAGTACAAGTACTGAAAGAAAAATAGATGTTAGAATAGAAGTTCCGTCTTCATATTCAAATAAAGGGTCATATGTTTATGGGCAACTAACAGCTAATCAGCTACCTATTACGGCACCTGAGGTAATTCAAGATGAGCCTTCAAATATTGCTACAACAAGTTTTAAGCTAAATGGTAGATATACAAACGATAGTGCAGCATTAACTGATATTGGATTTTATTGGATAGTAAATACAGGTGGAAGTTCTACAATAAATGTTTATAGTAATAAATTTGTTGTAACTGAAGACAAGGTAATAAATAACAATGCTTTGCTAGGACAAGTTTATCCTGTAGTCGTAGACCCCTTCAACGGGGTAAGTGGATCTGATATAATTGTTATTGATAAAGACAACACTACTGTATCTGCTTCAACATACACTTTTACAGCATCACAAGGAAACAATCCGGCTGAAATAACATTTTCAACCTTACCCAGCTTTCCTATAACAGTAGCACAAACATCCACAGCTACAACATTAACAAATGCGTATACAGCTGCGCAAATACAAGCCAGCGGCACACAAGTATCATTATCTAGTGCAATAACATCGCCGTTTTCTGCAACTATAACAGGGCAAACGCAAGGCACACAAATCGCTGCTGTAGCTTATGCAACTAACTCTGTGGGCACTACACTAAGCGATATTAAGTATTTTACACTTGAGGCTACTTCTATTAATAGAATAAGCGGTACAGAGTATGTTGTTGTACCTGTCATAGAAGATACTTTAAATACTACTGATGCCTTTGGAAGAAACACAGAGGAAATTAACAATAGAAATATAGGGTACGGTTCTTTTTTCAAAACTAGCGGAGATTGCATATTAGGCATAACTGGGCCTTCTAGCGATGGAATTGAAAATAACGCTACAGATGTTAGTGCATTTAGTCTTATTCAATTAGGCACAAACCCAGGTGTTACATCAAACCCTACGGGTTTAAATTTTAAAAGTATAGGTGGTCAATTTGGCAATGATGGCTATATTTGGTTAGATAATTTTGCTTCAAATACAAGTTATCAAATTACTATTCCTTCTATAGGGAACATAAGTTCTAAAACTATAAGAATAAATAACGGAACTCCGTCAGGCACATATTATACCTCAACATTAAATTTAAATTTGAGCGGGGTGTTTGTTGCAAAAGCTAGTTTAGGAGCGTCATACCGTTATAATGACTCAACTTCTAGTATTCCAGTAGCATCTTATGTATTAGGCCCTGTTTTGAGCGGAGAAACCGCACAATGCATAATACCTTTAAATAATGTAAACACTCTTTTTACAACACAAACAGCGCAACCATTTGTTAGCACTTTTGATCCTGCAAAATTAACAGTAACAGTTTCTGGAAAAACTGAGGGTGTAGATTATAATTATTATATTGAAGACACATCAAGCGCTATATTTGGTTGTACCCCTGGAATAATTTTTGAAGGAACACCCTCTCTATTGGGCACAACCCCAACAGTTAATATAACATATACACCATAATGGCACAATTTCAAATATCACCAGTATCAGGAACATCTTCAGGCGTAGTTTTTACTACAACAACTAAAATAAGAATAGACTCTATAGCAGGGCTTCCTTTTACGTTTAATTTTAATGTAGGAGACGAAATAGAACCTGGTGTTGAGTTAAAAATAATAGAAGGTCACCCGGTTAATGTCCAAGTAACTGTAGAATACACAGAAATATAATATGGCAAGTAATAAATTAAATTTTAGTCCAGATCGTTTAATTACAGGAATAAACATTGTAGATAACATGTTATTCTTTACAGATAATGAGAATGAGCCTAAAAAAATTAATATAGACAGTTTTAAAGCCGCCGATCATAGTTCTGGAACTACTCATATTTATAATAGGGAGTTTTTGCAAAGAGATATTACGGTTATTAGGCCTCATCCGCCTACATCTATAAAAACCAGTTTAACTGATTCTGAAGATGTAAATATAGAAGCTGAAGATCCGCAAATAATTACAGACCCTAATGTAGGAACCACTTCATCAACAGCTTTATTAAAAGGTAGTTCAATAAATGGCGGAGCTTTTTTTAAGAAAAGAGGATTTTACTATTTAAAATTAGACTCGGATACTCCTCCAAATAAAAATACTTTAATATCGCAAGGTACACAAGTTTTAGTTGGTAATGATGGAACTAATTTTGAAAGTTTAATAACAGCAGGGTTAGTTTCGGGTTCTAAATATTTTTTCTTAGCTTTTGGTCAAACAAATGTTAATGAGCAAGTAACTGGAGAAATATACGATTTTAGAGTAGCAACAACAGGCGGCACTTTAGATATTACTACTGATCAGCCCACTAGAAAAGAAACATTAATAGCAACATTAAATGGAACAGTAAAAGATGACGGTGGTGGCAATGTTTATTCTACAGGATTTTATTACAAAATAGTAAGCTCATTAGACACTTCAACAGCGCCTACTACTCTTCATTCAAATGGAGTTCCAATATCCGGAGCTAAAAAAATAAACGCCGTTAAAGAATTTGAAAAATTTAGTATTGATTTATCAATCGACGGCGCAGGTAAAAAAATATATGTACAAGCGTGGGGAAAAAATGAAAATGGCGAAGATCAAGGTTTAGTGAAATCTTACATTATGAATCAAGCATCTAAACCTACTTTAATAACTAATTATAACGGCGAAACAAGCAGGTACAAAACTCACGCTTTTTTATGCGCAAAAGTAGATAAACCTTTTGGTAAAATAAAAGAAAGAGGCTTTTATTTTAGTTCTAAAACAAATGAATTTATAAAATTAAAAAACGAATCAATTTCTGGTGTATTTAAAGTTCCTGATTCGAGTTTATCCGCAGTTAATTATTTAGAAAAATTTTCTTATAATACACAATTGCAAGGAACACCAGCGGCTGTAACTACAGGCGAAACAATATATTATATGCCTTACGCTGTTAACGATTCTGATATGATTGGGTATGGCCCCATTGGTGAAGCTGTATATTTAGAAGAATCAAATAACCCCGGAATAAAAACCCAAACCCCTAGAATAGATTTTATATCTGGCACAAGCACAGTAGCCGTTTTTTGCGAAGGTATTTTACCGGGTACGGAAAGTTTAAATGTTGATAAAGTAAGTTTTTATATAACAAGGACAGCTGCGGGCGAAACCTTAGGCGTTGATCAAAATGCTAGAAGAAGAGAAATGCAAAAACGTATTTCCGCTTATACCGCTACAGAAATACCATCAGATCAAGCTAATGGTGCAGTTGGTTCTCATACCGCAACTTTTTCAGGTAATAATATAATTTCTGCTATTAACGCAGGTTTTAGATACCATGTTTGTGCGGTAGCCACCATAGGTGAAGCTTCTTTCTTAGGTAACGTATATAGTGCTCCTTATAATGTAGATACAGCTGGTGTAACTATTCAAACTAGAAGTGTTAACCCATATGGTACTACAACGGCTACATTTAATGGAACAGTGACTAAAAAATTAACTAACGCCGGGGCTATACAAGGAGCAGGCTTTGTTTGGGCAACAAGCTTATCGGATCTTGCTGCTTTTAGAGAAACTAGTGCAACAAATCATGAGTTAATTTCTTCAGGAGATTTAACTACTTTAAATGCTTTTATAACTGCGGGTACAGGAAATGGAAATTTTAGCTTCGCTAAAACAGGGCTAACTGCTAATCAAAAATATTATGTCCAAGCATTCTATGTACAAGGTACTAGTTATGAATATGCTAAAGCAGATAATGAAGGGAGTGTTTACGACGGCGAAGATATATACGAATTTGAAACAACAGCCACATCAGTAACATATCCTGAAAATTTTAATTTATATATATCAGATACAGTAAAATACGCTAATTCAATAACAATAAACGCTGAATTATCTAGTAATAGGAACTTATTTAATATGTCTCCTACTTATTATTACAAAAAAACATCTGAAGTTGTAGGAGCTACAGATGCTCTTAAAAAATCAGATATAAGAAGCACGGGCACTTCTGGGACGATAACAATAAGTGTTCCTATGCATAGCTCATCGTCTGCTTCTAGAGTTTCAGCTATAATACCTGGTTTAGATGCAAATACGCAGTATTCAATAATAGTTGTAGCTAATAATAGTCACACTCAATCTGTAACTTCTGGTTTTGTAGCAGGAGAGTTTTCTACAGAAATAGGTTATAGTACAACAGGTGCGGCTCCTTCAAAACCTTTACCTGAAAATGTTCAAATTGTTGATGTAGCAGAAAATGTAGTAAAATTTAAAGCTTTAGCTAAATCAATGGGTAACTCTACCTACAATGAACTTACAACTAATGCTTTTTATTATATAAAAGCCAGTGATTTTAGCGGCACAACTCCTTTAGAGTTATTTCAGGATTCTGATGCTATTTCTGTTTCTCAACTTCCCGCGGCTACCGTTACAGGATTAGACCCCGGCACTGACTATAAAGTTATAGCAGTATTAGGGAATAGTTTAGGAAATGGTTATAGCCAATCAATTACAGATTTTAAGACGCTAGGCGGAGCGGGAAATGTAAAAGGCGAAAATACAATATTTACACAAGACAGTTGGCTTGAATACAGTTATGAGGGTATTGCACACGGTAAAAGGTACATTGAGGTAGAATTATCACCTAGCAATGCTAATTACACCGTAAAAGTTGGAGAGTGGTTTGGTGATCCATATAGTATTCCTGTAACCTTTAGACAAAACGGGACAAATAGCAACGGCCATAAAGTGTTAGAATTAAATGTGCCAAGAAATAATACAAATCAAATGAGAAGATGTACTGTTACAATATTACACTCATTAGACCCTTCAAAAGTTCAAGCAATAGAAGTTTATCAAGATGATAGCCCACACCATTTTCCTCAACCAGGTTTAGGATATGGAGATCAATATTACAACCCATATTTAAATTATTAATACATGGCAAAAAAATTACCATTTGAAAAGATTTTTCCATACTTTAGTTATAGATGGCGGTATGAAGACGGGGAATACTCACCATATGCACCTTTTAGTAAAGTAGCTTTTTTCCCAAAAGACCCGGATGTAGAAGATTTTTTCAAAAAGGGGCATAATACTTCAATGGCTAATAACCTTGAAAATATAACATTAAATAATATTGGAAGAGGTGGGCCTGATGTTGTGGCTGTGGATATACTTTATACAGAGTCATTGTCTAGTACAGTTTATATATTAAAAACTATAGAA